AGACTAGAGGCCGAAAGACTATATAAACAGATAGAAGCTGGATTCAAGATGATAAAAAAAGTGTCCAGCTCAGAAGACGCAAAAAAAATCATTGACCGAATCTGGATAATGAAGAAATGGGCTAACGACATCGAACTGGAGCTACTCAGAAAGGAGTACACACATGAAGCACAGACAGAAAATGCCGGGACGCACTGACAAACGCATGTTTAACGTAACGGCACGCAAAACCAAGACCATCAATCTCAGCCAGAAACCCATGCGGGGCGGCATCAGACTGTAAAGGAGAAAAACATGATTCACGGATACTATGGCATCTACGACAGAGTAGCAAAATGTTACTGCTACATCGGAGAAAGCAAGAGCGACGAAACCTTTGCACGGATGTGCAGTATCATGGCAAAAGACGAGAAAACATTCCTGGGCCAGTCGCCTGAGGACTACAAGGGCTACCATATCGCAAACTTCAACGATGAAACCGGCAGTTTCGACAGCATCGAACTGGAAAAGGTCTGGGAGGGCAAGCCGCATGAATAAACGGTACGAGGAAGGGCGACAGCCCTTCTTTTCAAATTCAGGCGAAAAACTGCGTAAACAGTACGTCTGGGGCAAGGACGAAAAAGGAAATGAAAAGCTGATTGAGACCGAGCCAATCGACATTCAGGCCGAAATTGAAAGCTATGCAGACGAATGCGACATCAAAAACATTGTCCGCAAAGCGAGCTTTGACCCGGAGTTTGCCAAAAGTCTGGTAGACAACGCAAAAACAGACGAAATCGTGGATATCACGGAATGGCCGACCAGCATTCACGAGTATCACGCAATGATGGCAACCGCACAGGCAAACGCAATGGAACTGCAGAGGATGCAGGAAAAGGCCACGAACGAAACGAAGAAACAGAAGGAAAACAATGAACAGGAATAACGAGAGACACTTCAACCAAGTGCCGGAAACACACGTCAGCCGGACACGCTTTAAGCGAGACCAGAACATTCTGACAACCTTTGATGCGGGCCGACTGATTCCGTTTTACGTTGACGAAGTACTTCCTGGCGATACATTCAACGTGGATACAGCGGCAATCATACGAATGACCACACCGAAATACCCGGTAATGGACGATGCATACATCGATTTCTACTACTTCTTCTGTCCAAACCGCATTTTGTGGGACAACTTCAAGCGGTTCATGGGAGAAGCAGACGATAAGCCGTGGATGCCAGCAAAAACTTACAAAGTACCGCAAATCATCCTGAAAAAACAGGAAGGTGATAATACGGTACCGTTTGAAGGAAGCATCCTGGACTACATGGGAGTGCCAACAAAAATAATCGGAAAAGAAGATAAACTGGTAAAAATCAACGCACTGCCAATCAGAGCATATGTAAAAATCTGGAACGAATTTTTCAGAGACCAAAATATTGGGAACCCAGCAACACTCAAAACGGACGATGCAGACGTTGACTATCAAGAGTCAAAAGAAACAGAAACAGAGCAGAATCTACAGAAAGCATACACAGGCGGCCGGTGCCTGCCAGTAAGCCGATTCCACGATTACTTCTCAAGCTGTCTGCCGTATCCTCAGCGTGGGCCGGAAGTTACAATCGCACTAACAGGAAACGCACCTGTTCAGCTATACAGCGACCAGGAACTAACAGACCCATGGTTTGGAAGCCTATACTTTAACAACGAGAACGGCAAAATGGAAGCAGGAGCAAATGAGCCAACCGAAGTAATGGGAAAAGACATACTCGGAGACAAAACGCTACTGACCTACATGGGAGCAAATTTAACAAACATTGAAGCCGCAACCATCAACCAGCTCCGACAGGCCTTTGCAGTTCAGCACTATTACGAAGCGCTGGCACGTGGCGGCAGTCGATACCGCGAGCAGGTAAGAGCACTGTTTGGAGTAAGCATCAGCGATAAAACCGTACAGGTACCGGAGTATCTGGGTGGTGGACGCTATCATGTGAACATTAACCAAATCGTACAAACCAGCGGACAGCAGACCGAAACAGACACGCCTATCGGCGAAACCGGTGCAATGTCGGTAACGCCTATCAACGAAAGTTCTTTCACCAAGAGCTTTGAAGAACACGGGTTTGTTATCGGCGTTATGTGCGTTCGACATAATCACAGCTATCAGCAAGGCTTAGAGCGATTCTGGAGCCGCAGCGACAGACTCGACTACTATTTCCCACAGTTCGCAAATCTGGGCGAACAGCCTGTCAAGAAAAAGGAAATCATGCTCACCGGTACAGAAACCGATGAAGAGACCTTCGGATACCAGGAAGCCTGGGCCGACTATCGCATGAAGCCAGACCGAGTAAGCGGTAAAATGCGAAGCAATGCGAAAGGCACGCTAGACTTCTGGCACTATGCAGACAACTACGAGACCGTGCCGACACTGAGCCAAGAGTGGATGAACGAAGGCAAAACCGAAATTGCAAGAACGTTAATCGTTCAGAATGAACCCCAGTTTTTCGGCGCAATCCGTGTGATGAACGAAACCACTCGTTGTATGCCGCTGTACAGCGTGCCGGGTCTGGAAAAGCTGTAAAGAAAGGAGGAAGCCCGGAGAAATCCGGGCTATTTTATAATGGCAGGATTAGGAGCAATGCTTGCAAGTGGAGCAGCCAAAGCAGGAACATGGTTAGCACAGAACCCAGCAGTCATAACCGGAGCGATGCAACTGCTGGGCGGTGGACTATCATCAATGTACGGCCAAAAAAGCGAAAACATCAGCCAAGGAAGCAACGTAAGCACAGGAAAGGGCGGTGGAACATCACAAAGCGTTGCAGAAGGCGGCACGAATGACGAACAGATAATGAAATATCTCAGTCAGTACTACAACTGGCAAGGAGGACAAAATGCTTTTCAAAGTAAGACAAACCGCGAAAATATGCTCATGCAGATGGGATACAACACATTGGGCGCAATCCAACAAGGAATATACAACCACATCGAGCAAAACGCAGCCATGTCTTACAACAGCGCAGAAGCGCTAGCAAACCGCAACTTCCAAGAAAGAATGAGCAACACAGCATATCAAAGAGCCGTAGAAGATATGCGAAAAGCAGGACTTAACCCAATTTTGGCATACGCACAAGGTGGAGCAAGCACGCCGGGGGGCTCAGGCGCAACAATCACAGGCGCAAGCATGGGAATGCCAGTGTCAAGCGCTCTGGGAGTATCTGCGCTAAGCGGCAACGTGCCAAACAGCTACTACAATAAAAGCATTGCAAAATCAACGTGGTATCAGCTCTCCGAAGCCGTAGGAAGTCAAATGTCAAAAGGCTATACAAGCCCATACGAACTAACGAAAGACTTGCTAAAAACATACGAACAAATGGAAGATACAGAAAAAACCATTCCATTCCAAACAGGCGGAGGAAGTTTCCACACAGGAGGAGGTAGAAAAAAGTGAGTTGTTACAAGCCATTAATAAGGCTGTACAACCCGGACAACAAGGAAATCAGCGGACGGGTGTATTCACTCGTCCGCCTTTCTCAGTTAAGCGGGAAACAGCTAAAGTATGAAGATTTGATGTATAATCCAAAAGTTATGTTAATACCATGCGGGCAATGCATCGGATGCAGAATAAGGCAACGAGAGGACTGGACAACACGAATCGAGCTAGAAGCAAGAGATTACCCAAAAGAACAAGTATGGTTTATCACACTAACTTATGATGATAACCATGTACCGGGCATGATAGTAAAGACAGGCGAAATCATGCGAAAAGTACAATACACATGGAAGCCAGGAGAGAAGCGCCCAGACAGCGTACAAACTCTGCTATATGAGGATATTCAAAAATTTTTAAAACGTCTCAGGAAAGCTTACAGGGGCAAATTACGCTATTTTGTAGCGGGTGAATACGGAGAACAGACAGCAAGGCCGCACTATCACATGATACTATATGGTTGGGAACCAACAGACCTAAAAAACTTGTACAAAATTCACCACAATGGATACTACACCAGCAAGTGGTTGGCAGACCTCTGGGGCATGGGTCAAATACAGATAGCACAAGCCGTTCCAGAAACCTATAGATATGTTGCAGGGTATGTAACAAAAAAGATGTACGAAATTAACGGCCAGAAATCTAATGCATACTATGAGCTGGGACAAACGAAACCTTTTGCTTGCATGAGCCTAAAACCAGGTCTCGGAGATAAATACTATCAAGAGCACAAAGCAGAAATATGGAAACAAGGGTACATTCAATGCACCAACGGAAAACAAGCACAGATTCCAAGATACTATGAAAAGCAAATGGAAGCAGAAAACCCACAAAGATTGTGGAGAATAAAACAAAACCGACAGAAAAACGCAATGGAACAAAAAAGATTGCAGCTAGAGAATCAAGACTACAAAACAGTCCTAGAGACAAAAGAACGTGTCACCAAAAAACAAACGAAAAAACGTGGTATTTTATAATCGGTGTCACCTAGCCCAGTACCTATCAAGTAAGGTACTGGGCATTATTATTCTAATCGCGCACACACGTACACGCGAAAAGTACACGCGCACGCGTGCGCACGTATTATAATATAACTTGTTGTAGTCGTAGTAGTAGGGTATGTGGAAAAGTTGAAAACTACCATTTTATAACGACAGAGCGTAAAAAAAACAGCTAAAAAAGTGTTGAAAGATTTGTTAAAAACTTGTTGAATTGTTGAAACACTCTATTGTGCTAAAGTTTAACAATGTTGAAATGTTGAAAACTATGTTGAAAATGTTGAAAACGCCTGCGGCGGGCACCTGCGCAAAAAGTCAAGATCGCAAAAGCGACCTTGACAGTTTGCACAGGCAATGATATAATCCGAAATAGAAAAGAAAGGAGACCACCATGAAAAACATCAAGTTCATCAAAGCAAATTACGGCAAACTGAGCGAACACTTCAAAGCAAAAGAATTTCAGTGCAAAGACAAGAACGAGTACATGTTGGTCTGCGAAGAACTGATAGCAACACTTGAAACAATCAGGGAACACTTCAATGCACCAGTAATAATCAACAGCGGATACAGGACACCAAGCTGGAACTTCGAAGTGAGCGGAGCGCCAGATTCAATGCACTGCAACGGCATGGCCGCCGATATCGTAGTAAAAGGACACTCAAGTAAAGAAGTTGCAAAGTATGCAAGTGAGCTGATGGACACCTTCGAAAGCAAAGGCGGCGTAATCAGATACACGAATTTCACGCATATTGATGTACGTGAAGAAAGATACAGAAAGGGGGTGTAAAAATGGCATTGATTAAGGTCAAAGACCTGCGGGAAGCAATCCAGATGATCAAATGCGTTCTGGAAAAGCTCGACGAGATCTATCACATCCTGAAGGAAAAGGAGTAAAGCATGATGCACAAAACATGGAATGTGCGAGACCAGACCGAAGAAAGTCTTAGACTAGAGGCCGAAAGACTATATAAACAGATAGAAGCTGGATTCAAGATGATAAAAAAAGTGTCCAGCTCAGAAGACGCAAAAAAAAT